GCCATCAAGCACATCTGCGAAAAGTACAAGCAGACCGGGCTGGAATCCTTCGGCTTCGGCAAAGGCTACACCTACCTTGCCGAGGAGTTCACCCGGCTGCTCCGTGCCTGCGACAAGGTGCTGGCTTCCGGCAAGAACGTGGTCATCGTGGCACACGCCCGTGTGCGCAAGCAGGAGCTGCCCGAAGAAATGGGCGCTTTCGACCATTGGGAGCTGAAGCTCTCCAAACAGTGCGCACCGCTGCTGGCCGAGTGGCCGGATCTGCTGCTGTTCATTTCCTATAAGACCTATGTGTCTGGAACGGAAAACGGCAGCAAAAAGGCCAGCGGCGGCAAGCGCGTCATGTACGCCACCCATCATCCGTGCTGGGACGCGAAGAACCGTTTCGGCCTGCCGGATGAAATGGAGCTGGATTTCAAACACCTTTCACACCTGTTCAACACCACAACTCCCGCGCAGGCACAGCCTCAGACGGATTATCGTGCCGAGCTTGCCGCCCGTATGGAGCAGGCGGCTGTTACGACAGAGCAGCTGTGCCGCGTAGTTGCGGCGAAGGGGCACTTCCCCGAGGATACCACCCCTGACCAATACCCAGACGCCTTCTTCCGACAGTGGCTGTTCCCGCATTGGAAGAAGATCGTCGAGATGATTCACAGCGACCCTAACTATTGCCCGTTTTGAGGAGGTAACACGAGATGAGCACTTTTGATAACAACATCATGGATTGGGACTCTGCCATTGAGTCCGACGGCAGTCAGTTTATCGTTCTGCCCGAGGGTGATTACGATTTCGTAGTCACCGGCTTTGAGCGTGGCCGTTATCCCGGCAGCGCCAAGATTCCCGCCTGCAACAAGGCTTCCCTGACCCTGACGGTGGAGCTGCCCGACGGCCAGAGCACCACCTGCAAGGAAGACCTGATTCTCTATCGCACGCTGGAATGGAAGCTGGCTTCCTTCTTCCGCGCTATCGGCCAGAAGAAGGTCGGCGAGCGCCTGATCATGGACTGGTCGAAGGTTCTCGGTGCCCGTGGCCGTGCGCATTTCAAACCGCGCACCTATATGAGCAACGGCTCTGAGCACACCACCAATTCCGTTGACCGCTACTACGATTACGACCCGCAGGCTTCCACGCCGGATTGGGTACGTGAGACCGAGCAGGCCGTCGCCAGCGGCAATGTGCAGCAGATGCCGTCACCGCAGCCTGCGCAGCAGCAGATGTCTTGGAAGAACGGAGGGTTCTAATGGCTATGCAACTCCGGCCTTATCAGACTGAAGCCGTGAGTGCAATCCGCCGGGAATGGTCGGAGGGCAAGCAGCGCACGCTGCTTGTTCTGCCGACCGGCGGAGGCAAGACGGTTGTCATGTCCAAGGTTGCCGAAGGCGCTGTGCAGGAAGGCGGCAGGGTGCTCATTATGGCACATCGCGGCGAACTGCTGACGCAGGCAGCAGACAAGCTCCGCATGGTCACCGGCATCGAGAGCGCCATCGAAAAAGCCGAAAGCAGCAATCTTGGCAGCATGTTCCCTGTGACGGTCGGCTCGGTGCAGTCTCTGTGCCGGGAGCGCCGTCTGGCCAACTTCCCGCCCGATTATTTCAGCACCATCATGGTGGACGAGGCACATCACTGTCTCGCAGACAGCTACCAGCATGTGCTCAATCACTTTCCCAATGCCAATGTGCTGGGCGTGACCGCCACCCCGGATAAGCTGCTGAAAAAGCAGATGGGCAAGTACTTCGACAGTCTTGCCTATGAGTACACCATGCGGCAGGCGGTCAAGGACAAGTATCTGTGTCCGATCAAGGCGCAGATGATTCCGCTGGAACTCAATATCCGCAGCGTCGGTGTGTCCGAGGGCGATTACAGAGCTGACGATATCGGCTGTGCGCTGGAGCCCTATCTCGAGCAGATCGCCGATGAAATGCTCACCTACTGCAAAGGCCGTAAGACGGTTGTGTTCCTTCCGTTGGTGGTGACCTCCCAGAAATTCTGTGAAATGCTCAAGCGCCGGGGGGTCCGCGCGGCCGAAGTAAACGGCGAAAGTCCTGACCGCGCACAGATTCTGGAGGATTTCGATAACGGCCACTACGATGTGCTCACCAACAGCATGCTGCTAACCGAGGGCTGGGACTGTCCTTCTGTGGACTGCATTATCAACCTCCGCCCGACCAAGGTGCGCAGCCTCTACCAGCAGATCATCGGGCGCGGCCTGCGCCTGCACCCGGGCAAGGAATACCTGCTCGTCCTGGACTTTCTCTGGCTGACGGAACGCCACGACCTGTGCCGTCCCTCCAGCATTGTGTGCAAGGATGCGGAGGAAGCTGCCAAGATCGACCGCATGGTCGAGGAAAACCCTGCCGCCGTTGACCTGATGGAAGCAGAGGAACAGGCATCGAAGGACGCGATTGTCGAGCGAGAGCGGTCGCTGGCACAGCAGCTGGCAGAGATGCGCTCCCGCAGCCGCAGGCTGGTCGATCCGTTGCAGTTCGCATTGTCAATTGCCGCAGAGGATTTGGCAGATTACACACCGACCTTCACGTGGGAAATGGCTCCTCCGACACAGAAGCAGCTGGATTTCCTCGAAAAGCGCGGCATCTATGCTGCCAGCGTGGAGAACATGGGCAAGGCCAGCATGCTGATCGACCGCCTGATGCAGCGCCAGAACGAGGGCTTGAGCACACCCAAGCAGATCCGCCTGCTGGAACGCTATGGATTCCGCTATGTAGGCACGTGGTCTTTCGATGCTGCATCCCGCATCATATCCCGGCTGGCGGCGCTCAACTGGAAGCTGCCGCACGGCTTCAATCCCGCAACCTATATGCCCGGTTAAGGAGATGTTCGTATGGAAAATTTGCTCTTGTCCGCGCTGTCCGCATTGGACGTGCGCGATCTCAGTTATCAGGACTGGATGAACGTCGGCATGGCACTTCAGCATGAGGGCTATACCTGTGCCGTGTGGGACGATTGGAGCCGAAACGATTCCCGATATCACCCCGGCGAATGCGCCCGCAAGTGGAACACCTTTCACGGAAGCGGCACACCAATTACCGGTGCGACGATTGTGCAGCTGGCCAAGCTGCGCGGCTGGAAGCCCTTCGAGGGCACAGGCGCTATGGATTGGAACGATGCCATTTCCTATGACGGCAGAGAAGCTGGCACACCTATTTCAGCGCCGACCGTGAAGCCTACTGAGGAACTGGCACAGTATATCCGCGCTCTGTTCCGCGATGACGAGTATATCGGTTACGTCACTGGCGACGTGCGGCAGACCGATGACGGAGGCTGGGAACCGCTGCGTGGTGTGTTCAGCCGTACCGCCGGAGAGCTGCTGGCATCCCTTGCCAAGTACCCGGACGACCTCGGCGCGACCATCGGCGATTGGAAACCTAACGTGGGCGCGTGGATTCGCTTTAACCCTTTGGATGGTAAAGGCGCTTCCGACCGCAACGTGACTGCTTTCCGATACGCGCTGGTCGAATCGGATGTACTTCCCATTCAGGAGCAGCTGGCAGCGTATCAGAAGCTAGAGCTGCCGATTGCCTGCCTCGTACACAGTGGCGGCAAGTCCGTTCACGCCATCGTACACATAGATGCGCCTGACGAATCCGAATACCGCAAGCGTGTGCGATACCTGTATTCCTTCCTCGCCGCACACGGCCTTGTGGTCGATCAGGCCAATAAAAACCCTTCCCGTCTGTCGCGTCTTCCCGGCGTCGATAGGAACGGAAAACGCCAGAGCCTGCTGGCTGTAAACACCGGCAGAAAGTCGTGGCAGGATTGGATGGATTTCGCAGAGGGCGTGGAGTTCAATCTCCCTGATCTGGAACAGCTGGATGTCCTGCTGGCACACAAGCCTGAGCTCCCCGAGGAGCTGATCAAGGGCATCCTCCGCAACGGACACAAGATGCTGATCTCCGGCCCCTCGAAGGCAGGTAAGTCCTTTCTGCTCATGGAGCTGGCGATTGCGATCACCGAAGGCCGCAGATGGCTGGGCTTTCCTTGCCGCAAAGGACGTGTGCTGTATGTGAATCTGGAAATCGACCGCGCCAGTTGCATTCATCGTTTCGCAAACATTTATAACGCGCTCGGGATTCACAATCCCTGTGCGGACAGGCTTGTGCTGTGGAACCTGCGCGGCAAGGCTGTGCCGCTGGATAAGCTGGTTCCGCAGCTTGTGCGCCGTGTGCGCGATCAGCATTTCGATGCGATCATCATTGATCCCATCTACAAGGTAATCACCGGTGACGAGAACAGCGCCAGCGATATGGCTTTTTTCTGCAACCAGTTCGACAGGATCTGTGCCGAGACCGGGTGTGCCACCATCTACTGTCATCATCACAGCAAGGGCGATCTGGGCAACCGCAATGCCAAGGATCGCGCCTCCGGCAGCGGCGTCTTTGCCCGTGACCCGGATGCGCAGCTGGACATTATTGAGCTGCAGCTGGATGGCGATGCCAAGTATGAGGCGGAAGCGCGTGGGCGCACAGCATGGCGATTGGAAAGCAGCCTGCGAGAGTTCCAGAACATTATCCCCGTGGATTTCTGGTTTGAATACCCGCTGCACACCCTTGAGCGGTCAACCGATTTGTCTGATGCGCCTGCAAAGGGCAGCGTGGCTGCGCGGCGTACTGCCGACGGCAAAAATCTGAACCGGGAACAGCGTGCTGACAGTATTCGTATGGCGTACATTGCCTGTTCTATCGACCCCAGCAAGCCGGTTACGGTCGCTGATCTGGCTGCTTACCTCGGCCTGTCTGACCGTGCTGTGCGGGATCGGGTGAAAGAAATGCCCGATGAATTCACGAACTGCCGGGGCGTTGTTACCCGTGCATGACCCTTGTTTGCAGGCTCCCAAATGGAACGGAACAGCCTATATAAATATAGGTGTGTTCCACACCCCTCTACAGGGAAGGGA